GAACGGCATCACAAGCAAAAGCAAAAGCCCCCCGCATCAGCATCTGCCAAAGCAAACGCTAACGCCGCCCTATGGGGCCAAAACCCAACCAGCATGTACCGCCTATAATTTCTCGCGCCACTAGGGGCACAACAGGTTACCGGACACAACCACAGTTACGGTTTTCCGCAGCTGTCAAGTTAAGAGTGTCTGACGGTAACGTGCTCGCTAGAGGCGAAACTATAGGAAATGGCGTGCAAGGGTATGTTGGCCCTGTCATAGGAGACAAGTTGCCTTATTTGACGACCACGAGCAGAGCTGATTTTTTCAGCGCTTTCAACAAGCGCGTGAACTTTCGTTCTAGCGAGAGGGTGCATTCAAGCATCCGAGCTTCAGCTAGACATTTAATAAAAGAATTAGTTCCAACACCAATGCCCGCCTTTGAATGGGACATTGATTTGTTTGAGTCTTGGGTCAATCAATTTGACTCCGAAAAACGCACCAGGATGCGTAAAGCATACGATTCACAGGGGTTAGAAAATTTGGGCGATTATAGCCGGAAAGAACTTTTTACAAAGATAGAAGCGTTAGTTAAAGATCACGAAGTTGTCGCACCCAGAGTTATCTTCAAGGGCACTGATTATTACAATATGATCAGTGGGCCAATTTTCAAGGTACTCATGGAGCGCTTCAAGTCAACTGAAGCTAACGCAAAATCTTTCTCTTTCCGCGTCGCATATAAACAACACACACCGGAAATATCAGCTTTCATGGAATCAAAGCCAAGCAAAAGTTTCATGGAAGCAGATTTTTCCAGCAATGACAAGACTCAAGTGAAGGATGTCATTGAGCTAGAATTAATGTTTATGCGGCGCTTAGGCTGCCCAAAGTGGTTCTGTGACTTGCATCGTGCAAGCAACAAGTTTTCAGCGTACAATACGAAGTACGGCGTGTCCGCCGTCGTTGAAAACCAGCTTGCCACCGGTGCCACAGACACCACTTTTCGAAACTCTTTTTGGAATCTTGTGATTTTCAATTCTTGGTGCTACAGGTACAACATCAAGGGAGCACTTGTTACCGTGTTGGGAGACGATATGGTTTGTGGCCTTCCTAGGAGGGTCCGAAGATGCGCCTATCATTATGAACAGGTGGCTAGAACTGCGAAGATGGTTGCTAAAGTTAACACTTCTCCATCACTAGCTGGCATGCATTTCTTGTCAAAACACTTCGTCCCTGTTACCAGGGGTGAACAAATGCATGTCATGTTACCCTTCATTGGGAAAGTTTTAGCCAAGTTTAATGCTAGGGCAAATTCAAACCAATCGGTTTCCGACGACGAATACATGGCAGGGAAAGCCTTGTCCCATTGTTACGAGTTCCGGTTCTGCCACGTTTTACGAGATCTTTTCGTAGAGCGTGCAAACTTCCACTTGCGTCGTTCAGACGGCAAGTATAGCCTTGAGGGGGTCTCTTACCACGTGCGCGCTTTTAGTGTGCACAAGGGCCTTCTTGAGGATATGCTTGATGGATCAACAGAACACCCGGATCTTGTAAGCGCTGAGGACCTTTCCTTGTTTTGGATTACACTTGCAGACCTTGCATTCTCTGACGTCTTTCCTCTGATAGAGGCTGTCATAACCACACACGGTTTTGGCATCCTTGATGCAGAGGCGTTGTCGTCGCTGGTTGATTATTAACCCCTTCCACACCCGTGGCGGAGGAACGCCAGTGCGACCCGTCAGCTAAGAATGTGAGTTTGCGCAAGTTCTCAC